CGACTGACCGGGCTGTTGGTGTGCACCAAGGCTTCCGGTCGTGCCGTGCGTCCATGTTGGGACCCGTGGCCTGCGGTGTTCGATTTCCAGGTGTCGCCGGACCGGTCGATCGAGCCGCCGGCGGAGCCGCTACCGCTGCGCTGGAACCTTGATGACATCTGGGGCAACGGTCCATCAAGTACGGGCGGCTACTCCAGCACCGACACGAACACTTTCGCCAACGCGCCCAAGGCCGCCCCGGACGACGCCACGCGGCTTGCTGCGCTGCTCAGGGCACCACCCTACTATCCGACGCTCGGCAAGACAGCTTCGTTTGCCGGGCTCGCGTCGCTGGCGCAACCAGTGCCGTCAGCAGTCGCGAATCTCAGCACGTTCGTTCCGGCCGATTATGATGGCATGTTCATTCCGTCAAGTTCCGTGCGCACCGTGACACCGCCGGATGCGGCCGCGGAACTTGCGAATGTCCATCTGTTCGACCCTGATATCAAGCCGGCAGCGAAATTCGTTATCGGTACAAGCATCCTGGGAGGCGGCAATGTTTTGGGATAGGTTTTTGCTGGTAGCGGCGCTGCTGATTTCTCCGGCAGCATTGGGCCAAACCCCGTCTGGTTTCATGGATGGGGCGCCGCTGTGCGCCAACGTACCAAACGTGAACTGCCCCGGCCAGACTACAAGCCTGAATTCGGCATTTCAGGGGAAAACCGACTATCCTGTCCCGTTGGCCACCTCGACAACTCAAGGCGCGATCCCGGCGTGGCCGAATAATACGACAACGTTTTTTCGCGGCGACGGGAGCTACCAGATACTCAATTGCGCGTCATTGCTGTCGGTTGCGCCGTCATGCTCGATCGACGCTACGAACGCGGCGAATATCTCCAGCGGGACTTTAGGGGCGCTGCGGCTCCCGGCCTTCGGTTCGGCCGACGTTTCTTGTGCCGCCGGCGGAGGCGCCTGCACGATCGCTGCCGGCGCGGTGACGGGCGGCAAGATAGCTGGCGCGACGATCGCCGGGTCGAACATTGCCGCCAGCACGATCGCCGGGAGTAACATCGCCGGCGCGACGATCGCCGGGTCGAACATTGCCGCCAGCACGATCGCCGGGAGTAACATCGCCGGCGCGACGATCGCCGGGAGTAACATCGCCGGCGCGACGATCGCCAACTCGAATCTCGCGACCGCGACGCAGAACACAGTCAAAGGCGCGGCGGCGTCGACGGCGGAAGCCGATCTCGCGGTGCCGTCTTGTTCGTCGGCTTCTTCCGCCCTGACCTGGACCACCAATACCGGCTTCGGGTGCAATACGATCTCCGGCGCCCTCACCTCACTCACAAATTCTCTTGGCGCCGATGTCGCGCTCAACAACACCGCCAACTACTTCGATGGTCCAAGCACGGCGCAAGGCACATCGGGAACGTGGTTTGCCTCTGGTACAGTAACGTTAGTTGATACGGTTCAGGCTGGTTCATTTGTAGCTAAACTATGGGATGGAACCACGGTGATAGCTAGCGCCTGGATCAATTCAGCCGGTGCAAATGCTCCAACGCAGATATCTTTAAGCGGGGTGATAACATCTCCGGCAGCCAATATTAGAATTTCTGTAAAAGATTCCGCAGCCACGTCCGGAAAAATTGTTTTTAATCAGACCGGAAATTCCAAGGACAGCACCTTGACGGTTTTGAGAATACAGTAAATGTCCATCAACTCCATCACCGGCTCCTTCCCGCCGGTGCGTGGTTCTGAGGAATTCTGATGACCGTCAATGCGGCATACGTCATAACGCAAGCGCTTCGGTTGTTCGGCATTATCGACGCTACGGAATCGCCCGATGCGTCAGATTTGGCGAATAATGTATCTGTGCTCAATGACATCCTGCGCAATGAACAAGCGGATGGTGCGTGCCAATACCTCATCAGCCGCGTTACGGCGACATTGCCCCCCGGCGTGCCGGGTAGTGTCTACTCTTTTTCAATCGGCACCGGTAGTAGTTCATACCTGGTACAGAACGACGCCGTCGCGGTGCGCGCCATCTACATGAACGACATCAGCGCAACCGTGAACCGCGAAACCCGGATGGCGCCGATTGCCGACGTGGTGCGTACGACGCAAGTTGGGGTCATCACAAAATGGCACCAAGAACGACAGACGGACGGCTCTGTGCTGGTTACCGCATGGCAGCCGCCACGGGCCGCTGTGCGGGCGCTGATTGAGTTCGGCGGCCGGGTGCCTGCACTCACCAACGCGGCCGGCACCGACCCTGTGACGCTTCCGCCGGAGGGCGTGCACGACGCGGCGCTGCTGTTGGGGCGCCGCATCATGGGCTCCTACGGCCGCGTGCTCAGCCCGACCGATCCGATAGTCATGGATGCCGAACGCGTCAACAAGCGGTGGCGCGATTGGGCCAGGGGGCAGCAATGGTTGCGCCTCGTTCGAGGTTGAAATGTCCACAATTGACATCATGGGCTCCTTTGCGGACCCGAACGGCCTGGACGAAGGTGCCTCCAAACTTGTGAACGTGCGTGTGGTGCCGCGGAACCAAGCAGAGGGCAAGCCGTCAAGGGTTCGCTTGATGGGCGCCCCGGGCCTGAGCGCGGTATGTCGCCCGTCCACAGCACCGTGCGTCGCCATCGGGCACGCACTCGGAACAATCTGGACCGGGCACGCAGACGGTTCGATATGGTCAGGTGTCGAAACAGGCTCCCCGCATCTTGCCGGCTTCGTAGCCGTGAATTCGGCACAGCCAATCATCCGATTCGCGGAAGACCGCACGGCGCTTGTGATCGCCACCAACGGAAACACGGCCAATCCGGCGCTTGCGGGCACGGGGTACACCGCAACGGTAGCTGGCGGCGTCGTGAACGCTGGTCTTGATGCGTCGATTAATTTTGATCCATCAACGGCCGCGGTGCTGGATAATTTTACCGTATGGTCCGGAGCGTCGAATTTTTACGCCAGCCAAGACAGTAAGATGTTCAGCTCGGTCGCATTGGCGCCGGCTAATGTACCAGGCGGCAATTTCGCCACGAAGGAAGCACGCGCGGACAGGGTTGTCGAACTGGCGGTATCCGGTCGCGTTCTCTGGCCGTTGGGCTCGCGATCCTTAGAGCAGTGGTACAACCCGGGAGCGGCCACAGACTTTGCTTTCACGTCGTACCCCAATTCACTGGTTTCTGTCGGTATCGCCACGCGTCTTTCGCTTGCTGTGCTCCGCGACAACATCGTATTTGTTGCGACAGATCGTCGCATCTGGTTATGTACAGGCCAGACCGGACAGCCTATATCGCCCATGTGGGTTGATTTAATGCTGCAAAGCTTGACGCTCGCGCAATTATCAACGTTGACGGCTTACGCGTACGGGCATGGCGGGAATGATTTCTATGTACTTACGTTGCCGGGCGTGTGGTCTATCGAACTGTCGTCGTCAACCAAAGTGTGGTCATACCGGCAGTCTCCGGGCCGGTTGGATCACGCCGCGCGGTGCGCTACAGAGCATGACGGCGGCGTGACTTACGTAGGACTCGACACTGGCCACGTATGTACAACCGATATCAATAGCGCCGCGGAGCCTGCCGGCACTCTTGCGCGCACGATCATTACGCCGTGGGTAGGTACCCAAGAATCACGCGGCGTTGTGAACTCGATCGATACGACCTCATCTATGGGGCCGGCAGCAGGGACATTCCAATTAGACTGGTCCGAAGATCGTGGCGTCACATGGCGCGGCGTTCGGCAAATTACGCTACCTCAGCCGGGCACTCGTCGCGCGATCGGTCGCAAATTCGGTGCGACACGTCGTCAGCAATTCCGTTTGCGGTATGGCGGTACGCAAGCGCCGTTCACGATCGACGAACTTTTCGCCGTTACGACGCCGGGAACCTGACTGTGGTCAAGAAAGTACCGCCGCCACCTCCGATCGCCATCAATGATCCGACGCTGAACCGATGGCTCATAGAGGTTACAGCTATACTCAGCGCCGCTGGCGGTATCGACCCTAACAACGTCAATGGACTTAGCACGACAACTGCGCAAGTCGCGACGAACACGACCAACATAGCAGCCAACGCGGCTGCAATCACCGCGGAGACATCCCGGGCCACCACTGCAGAAGCGTTGCTTGCACCGCGCGCGTCGCCCACGTTCACGGGGGTTCCGATCGCGCCGACGCCAGCTCCGGGAACCAACACGACGCAGCTTGCCACAACGGCCTTCGTCCAGGCGCGCGGGGGTGCCCTGCACAACGGTGCGGGCGCGCCGGCGTCTGGACTAGGAGCCGTTGGGGATTGGTATGGGGACCCTGCCGGCGCAGTTGGCGCACGCATCTGGATCAAGACAGCCGTGAGCACCTGGACGGCGTTTCCGTTCTGATGGATCGATCGACACTCAACAGAACAACATCAATCCGTTGATTACGCCTTGAAAATCTTCCAAATTCCGCACGACAAAATACAGCTTGCCGACTGATTCCCACCGGTGCTGAAATTCTTCCTGGGCTGCGTCCTGCTTTCCGTTCCCGTCTTTCAATTCGATGGCCGAATCGTAGGTCACGCCGAACACGAGATAATCAGCGACGCCCGGCCGCACGCCCATCCGTTTGAAATGAACTCCCGCGCCCACACTTCCACGACGTTCGTTCGGTACGTGGAAAATCAGCAATCGATTCCACAAGCCGGATTTTACAAGCCACTGCTGGCACAAGTAGTGCAGACATTTTTCGCCTGTTTTGGTCTTGCGAGGCTTCTTTGCAGACTTTCTTGCGGGCTTCGGAACGGCCGCATTGATTGCCCGGGCGGACCTCACCGGACCGTGTTTCTGCACGCGATTTCCCATAGCTGGATCACTTTCGCTTCGGAGGCGGTACGCCAAGTTCGCAGAGCCGTTTTTCTGCTTTGGGCAACCACGATTCAACGGCCGCGGTTATTACCATCGTGCGTGTCGCCAGCGTATCGCTGTCAATGTTCCGCACGACAAAGTCCACCCGTTCGATGAGATCGACGGGCATCCGGGCGGATATCATAAGTTTGCGTTTTGACGACATGGCGGGTAGAATAGTCCAAACTGTCATACACTGCAAGAGGATATTTCCATGTCGGTGACCGGTTTCGGCGCAGGAATGGGGACGGTGATCGGGTCCACCATGGCGGGGGACGACTTGGCCAAGGGTCTCGGTGACGTGAACGCTACTGCCGACCGTTTCGGAGGAACCGTAGCGCCGTACAACCAATTCGGCCAATCATTCTTGAACCCGGCATCCGGCATGATCGGCCAGATAGCCGGCACCGCGGGTGCCGATCCGAACATGAACTACAACACGTTCATGAAGAACTACCAGGGATCGCCTGGCGAGGCATACGTCGTCAATCAAGCCGACACTGTACAGAACAGCAGCGCCGCGGCGGGAGGCCAATTGTTATCGGGTGCCAACGAGCGCGCGCTCGCCACGACGAATGAAGGGATTGCCAGTACCTTCGCGAACCAAGCGTACACCAATTACCTGACCGGCAATCAACAGCAATTCGGACAACTCGAAAGTGCTCTCGGAAACATGTTCGGCGCGATCGGCGTAGGAACGACAGTGACCGGCCAGCAAGCCGGCGTTGACGTGGCGCAGATGGGCGCACAAGAAAAAATTGCTGAAGCCCAGGCGAAAAATGCTCAAGCCAAAGGCGGCGGTATCGGTTCGATGTTCCAGGGTTTGGCCGCTACTCCGTTTACGTTCTGACGTACAATGCTGTAGCTGTAGACGTCTTGGGGCTCCGCGGATAGGTTCGGGAAGACCGCGAATCGCCGTAGCCATCCTTCCCGTTCCGCGCCCATGCGCTCCAGCACCCGTTGCACGGCAATGTTGTCGGGATGGCAGTATGCCCACACACGCCAGATTTGCGGATGCGTGAAAATCCACTGGACGAACGGCACTGAAAATTCACGGCCGGCACCGCGCGCTTTCCAGTCGCGTCGGAACATGATCGTAACGGCCGCTGTGTATCCCAGGACCTCGAACCCGATGATTCCAAGAATATCTGCGGGATCGCCATCAAGACACACAGCCTGCCATCGCGACGGCGAATTACGGTACTGTGCGATTAGATCACGCGCCTCGTCCACGGTATCGTGCACTTTGAAGCCCATGTATTTCATCACCGCACGGTCGCCGGTCATGGCGAATACGCGCGGCCCTTCCCATGGCGCTATGTCGCGGACCAGGAAACGGCCCAAGCCCATATCGTTCATTCGTGGTTCTCTTTTTCGATTTCGCGCAATGCTTTTTCGCAGCGTGAGCACCATCGTTCGTTAACATGCGTTTTGGTTCCCCACGCAGATATCGGAATGTTGGTACCCATGACGCGGTCACCACATAAGCCGAATTGAACGAACGGCCGTTGCAGATGATAATAGAAAGTTCCGTGTATGCCCTCTGCTACCTTTAACCCAACATCCTTAATCACGGGTAACCCTCCCAGGAGGTTTCAGTCCCGCTACTTTCAAGCATTTTCTGCAAGTCACGAAGCGGCTATTGGCTGAATGTTCGGCGTCATCTAGACTGGAAATAGGGACGTTGCACATTGTCGTCCCTTCCATCCTTGATTCGTAAAAATGGATAACGGGTTTCTCCATGGCGTTACCAGCCTCCAGGGCGATCGTAGCGAGGATCGCGCGGCGGCAATGGCCGTGGTTCCGGTTGACCGAAAGGATGTCTCCAATCCGGCATGCGCCACTCGCGGAGGGGGCGTTCCGGTCCCGAACCTGGGCAATCCGGCGTGCCGTAGTACCACCCGCAACGGCCTGCGTTGTACGGGTCTCTTGGCGGGTAGTATGGTCGGCTTTGATCGATCGCCGCAGCTTGCGTTGAGATCACACTTGCAAGTAGAATCGTGAGTAAGTGCTTCATTTTTCGCTCCTATTTTGACATGCGTTGCGCTTCGTACCCGTCGCATCCTAGTGGCAGTCCTGCCGTCCATGAACGGGACCGTTTCATGATTTCACGCATCTGCGCAGAGCGCTCTTTCGCTATAGCGGCAGGTGCTAGGGCCAATATCGAGTCGTATATGTCCAGCATCAGCACTACGTCCGGCAACTCGCGTTCGATATCGGCTTCCGCCGCCGTGATTAAACTACGTGTCATACTCTGGCAAGAGATTTCCAGTAAACTACCGCCAAAAGCTTTTTGACGCAACATAGCGCCGAATTTCCCTCTGAAAAAACACATCTGTCCGTCATGCGTTACGTGTGCCGAATAGTGCGGGACTGAGCGTCCGCACGGCAGTAACATCCATACGGTTCCATGCGTGTCTTTCTGAAATGCGATCTTGCCGGCTGGAAAAATACGGCCTGGTACCTCGTAGATTGCGAATGCAAATGCAGTTTTAAGGTCATCCCAAAGCTGTATGAGTTTTGGATTTCCTTTTCGATATCCTTCAATATCCGATCGTGCTTTTAATTCCGTCAGTTCATGCTTGCGGAGCCCATTTTCCGCTGCTGTTTTTATTAGGAACGCCAAATATGTTTTCCATCCGAGCTGGTAGTTACCACCGACCGTGACGTTTTTTCCAGTTTGACGTTCTTTTGGGTAGGTCTCTTTTGTGGCGCTAACGGGCAGATTGAACATATCAATAGCGTTGTGCATGTACAGGTCTTTGCCGGATTCTAGAATTCTTAGACGCTCTTGATCGCCAGCTTGCCACAATGCGATGCGCAATTCGGCATTCGCTAAATCATTGTCGCAAATCATCCATCCCGGAGGCGCCACGATGCAGCCTCGCAAGCAATCGGTCAGCGCTTTGTTGTCATAGCGAAAGCCTTGCTTCAGGCCAGCGATCACGCTCTCGATTGTCGGTCGTCCGTTTTTGCCATCGTACTTTCCAGACGGCCGCGCGATATTGAAAAGATTGGCGCCCTCTGACGTACCGCGACCCGATCTGGCACCGAAGTAGCGAGTGGCGTCTTTGTAAAAACCGTTCACATGACGGTCAAGTAGGGCCTGTGCTTTCAGTGGCGCGGAGCCGCCTTCGGCCGCGAGCAATTCCAAAATCAGCCGTACGTCCGGGTGCAAGTTCTCGTCCGTGAGCTTGTCCGCAATTATGTGTTTCTGCGTGCTCTCCAGTCCGGCAGCGCGATTCCCACTGTTGCACCATTCAATGATGCGTTGACGTTGCGACAATTTAGTGACCGCACCGTTAGTCCATTCCATTAATTTGAGCGTGGTTTCCTGCTCAATCTCTTGACGACGTAGCGCAATCGCAGTTGCCAGCCCAACATCGATCGGCAATCCGATCTCATTTTTACGCCATGTGCGTTCAAAAACGAGTCTCTCCGCTTCGGAAAGCGGCGGCAATCGGTTATCCAATTCGATCAGGCAGCGGGTATCTTGCGCATTATATTCGAGTAGATCGCGAAACGTTTGCAGGTCTTCATTGAACGTTCCGTTACGCTGTGGCTTGCACGTCGCCATGACGAGCTGGCGCCCACGCGGGTCTTTGCCTTTGATACCGAGTGCGATGCACACTTGGTCCAAACCACCGGGCAGTGCAAGGGCCTGTGCACGGCCCATCGTGCAATCGATTTTGGAGAGCGGGATTTCAATGAAAGGATTTTGCCGGCGCAGCACATTCACGTCGAAATTGGCGTGATGAGCCACAAAACGGCTGCAAGATCGGATATCGTCATAAAGTGCGGCTATCGGGTGCGTACCTATGGACGGATGCACCGTACATGCTGTTTTCATCTGATTTCTGTACTGCCAGACGGCCGTCGTAATTTGCGTTGAGACATCCGCAGAATACCGCCTTGCGCCGGCCGCTTTAAGGTCGATGCGCGACCGCGTTTCAAGATCAGCAAGTAAACTATCCCGGTACACCGTCAGAATTCCCATGGATACGGTTGAATGCGTTTTCGCGCCATTTCGACGTAGGTTGGATTTGCTTCAATCAAAATGACTTTGCGCTGTAAATGTCTACAAACGAGTCCTGTAGTACCGGCACCGCCGAATGGATCGAGTACAGTACACGGGACGACGTTAGCATTGCATGCACAACTCGGACGCCATCCTATTGTCACCGCCGTCGTAGTTCCGCGCAAGGAGCCTTCCCGTCCACTGCTTTCGTCCATTGCTTTTTGGCCATTAGCGCCTCTGACGCCACGCTCCAAGCTTACGTCCTGTTGCGGAATGAATTTAGATTCCGTCACACGCCGCCATGGCGCCCCGCATGCTCCACAGCATCCGTGTTCGCTAGTACCGGCCTTGATGCACGGTTCTATCAGCTTCGGCGGGAACGTGGCAAAGTGAGCTTCCGGGAACGGTGCGGTGGCGACGGTCCACACTGAGCGCTTGTTGCGTTTGGCTGTGATGGCGCGAAACGATTCTGCGTTACCGTCGTTGCCGTTGCGTTTGCGATTGGCTTTCAGGCTGTTTTTGGTTGCGCTGGATCGTCCTGAATCGGCATATATGGCGTCTTCTTTGATCGCTTCTGCGTCAAAAAAGTATCGCGTCCTCTTGGTGAGTAGGAACAGATATTCGTGCGCTTTAGTACAGCGATCCGTCGTACTCTCCGGCATCGGATTCGGCTTGTGCCAGATTATGTCTTGGCGCAGATACCAGCCATCGGCCTGGAGTGCGAAGGCAACACGCCACGGGACGCCGCAAAGGTCCTTGGTTTTGAGGCCGTCGCTGCTTCCATCAATGCGATTGACGATATGCGGTGATGTCCAGTACCCATGCTTACCATTAGCTTCGGATGGCTTGCGGTTAGTGGTCGTGCCGTGGGCGTAGCTGTCCCCAAGGTTGAGCCACAGCGTCCCGTCCGGCCGCAGCACGCGACGCACCGCACGGAACACCTCGACAGCATTGCGCAGATAAAGATCAATGGTCGGCTCCAGGCCGTGGGCGCCGCACCAGGCGCCGCAGCATCGACAGCGGGCGCCGGCTTTTGGTTTTTCTATTTTCGGTGGCGGTTCATCGTAAGAACCAAGCCGTTCTTCTTCTTCCTCGCGAATGGCCGAAAGCTCTGCCTGAGACAAGGCGCACTCTGGACCGCGGCGAATAATTTCATCGCCCCACACATGCGCGCATCCCGTCTCCCGGCCCCACACCGTCGGCGCAATGCCGTAGTCCCGCAGCCCCCAATAGGGCGGAGAGGTCACCACGCAATGCACACTCTCTGCCGGCAGGACGGCCAGCGCGTCACGACAATCGCCTGTCACGATGTGCATGGCCGTCCTTGCTTCTCTGCTGGTCAGCGCGACGCGAACGGATTGGGCGGCGTGAACGGTGCGGGACTAGAAGGGTATGTCGCATTCCCACCGAAAGCCGGCCCCTGGTTTGCAGGACTGGCCGGTGGCGGGTCAAACCCTCCGGCCGGTGGCGTAAAACCCGACGATTGCGCATAGCCTCCCGGCGCTGCGAAGCCCCCAGGCGTCGGCCCGAACCCGGCGACTTGAAGACCCTGTTTCTGCGCTTGCTGCATCAGCTCGGCACCACTCACGGAATTGGCAAATACGATTTCCTCGCCCGGAGCGGAGAACACGACGGCGTTGAGGTACAGCTTGACGCCACGCGGATCGTTCTGCTTTACGGCGGCGGTAACGCCGATCATGACATAGTCGCCGGATTTCACACCGATTTTGTTCGTCAATTTCACGAGGGCACCGCCGGGCTGCACAATTTCCACGGTCGGCGGGTTGCCAGATGATGCCGAAAACAACCAATGTCCTTTCGCGAATTCGGACGACTTGCCTTCCGGACTCGGCATGTCGCCGTCAACTACGGGCCACTGCAGGATGTGCGGATTGTTCTGGTAGATTTTTCCGCAAGCTTGCGCAATTCCAGCCAACGCCGGCTCGGTGTGCCACGCCGCTTGCGTTTTCTTCACGAGGAACATCCCGAAATAGTTCGGTTTCTGCGTCTTTTGCCCTTTGTACGTATCACTTGGTATCCACAAATGCCGCATGTCCGCGATGCGAACATTGAAGACGGTTGCCTGTTCATATTGTCGCTGTGCCATGTGTTTTGTCCTCTGTTCAATTTGCCAAAAGTTCAACGCTGTACGCGTACACTACTCAACGCCTAGTGTCAATAACTCGCTTTGAGATCGGCTTCCGGTTTGTGAGCTGCGATGGCAGCATACTTTTTGCCTTCGATACCCAATTTTTCGGCTTGTGCCGGACTTAACGGCTTGACGCCTTTGGGACCGTAATGCTGCATCAGGACGGTTGCGGCTTGTATCGGATCATTCCAGGCGCGGAAACTTCGGCCTGATTTGAGCACTACACCGTCCGCATTGCGCCCCATCTTCAAATGCGTCGTCAATGCCTGTTCGTAAACGTCCTTTACGTCACCAAGAGCGCGAATCAGCCGCAGCAATCGAACAAGCTCCTCCGTGGTCAGGTCTTCGATCCGGCGCGACATGGCGCCCATGACGAAGCCCGCATCGGTGGCCATCGCAGGACATGCCTGGAAAGCTTTGCACCACCGGCAGTGTGGACCGGGCTTTGGCGCGCTGCGGTCAGCCACAGCGCGTAGGATGCGCATGCGGTGCGCTTCCACCTCCGAACGGTGCGCCATCCATTGCTTCCACGGGTCTTCATCCAGGCCATTCGGCTGGAAGATCACAAGGCGCCACCATTCGGCCGAACAGCTCGCGAGCAGAGCAGCGGCGTATGTAAGTAGTTGCTTGTTGTGGTACGCAGGAATGTCCCATTTGCCGAATTTAGCATCAATAATCGTTGCAACGCGTGCGCCGCGCTGGTTACCGTGCGAGAATATGTCAAGCGTCCCGCCGCAATCATCAGTCACTTTAACGCGGTATTCTCGCACGGTGAGCCACGGGTCTTCAAGCTGTTCAATAAACGATTCCACCTCCGGATTGTCGCCGGCCTCCATGTCGGCATGCGCTTCCGTTCCGACGTTTGCGGCTGCGATCGTGCTTGCCTTCTTTGGCGGCTCCGGAACGGCATTCAACGCGGACCATGAGCATTCCAGCCATGTTGCGGCCGACGATGCGGAGAATATTTCGTGTTTGTTCATGGCGTCTCTCGCTATAATTTCAATCCGGCAAATTTCGAATACACAATCCGATTGCATTGCTCTCCCAACGCAAGGATTTGACTGAGAGTTAACGTCAAAATGATAAAATCTCCATTCTCGCTGTTGCTACAGAATTCCCAACTATCGGATGATGTTGGCCGCAAAGAGCCGCCGGAACCTTTGATTTTGCTCATGATGTTTTCTCCAGGAGAGCATCATTTAACATGCCGGTCAGCGTACCTAATTGGGCTTCAAGTGCGATGACGCTCTGTCGCACTTGAAGCCCAATTAGGTACGCCTTGCCGCAAGCGGCACGTCCTGCCAAATCACGAGTTGGCATATCAAGTGCTTTGTCAGCATTCGCGGTGGTGAGTTCAGCGATCAACTCGCTCGCAGAACTTGCTTTGTTTTGGTTGGCCTCAAGTTCTTGGATGCGCTTTACCAACCGTCCGTATTCGGCGCAACATGGCTGTCCCGCATCATAGGTCACAGGGATGACTCCAGAAAATTATCATTCTTCCGGTATGCCGCTTGGATCAGGTTTGTCGATATCGACTGTCATGCGGCGCGCTCGGCGGCGGCGAGGGCGGCTTTGGCAAACCTGATCCACGTAGAACGGACGCTGTTCGGGCTATCGGTCGGTAAATCCTTCCATGACAACCACGCAGGATGATCTTTGCGGACATCTTCATAGCCAGCTTCAGCCGCCGCCTCGATCATCGCTTGCGTTGCCATTACAAATCCCCTCCCAATGGGCATCCGCCCATCTGACAGGTACCGCCATAAGCAACGTCCGAAGCCGGTTTTCCACAATGCGGACAAACTGTCGGTGGCTTTTCCGGCTGCCATGCGGCGCGCTCTTTCCAGATGTCCAGCGCTTCAAGTAGTTCCTCACGTTGCTGTTCAAGTTCGGCAATGCGCTCGCTCTGTGCTTGTGTATTCATTCTGCCACCTTTGCCGCGGCTGCATAGTACATCTTTGCTGCCAGTTTGGCCACGTTTTCATCGTATGTTGGATCGTCTGGCGGCTTGCCTTCGATCCTGCGGCACATGCTCATTACGACGCCGTAAGTCAGTCGCAGAAATGCAGCCGCATGTTCACGCTCCGGATCGGCGACAAGTTCCCGTTCCAAAGCGGCTAGATTGATGTGTGTGTCCACAATCGGTGCTTTCGGGATGATACCCTCTGCGCCGTACTCCCAGTCCGGTTCTGCTATTGGTTCCTGTGTTCTTATTGCTTCCTTCACATCCGGCCTAATCATGCGCTGGCGGTGTTCCATGTCTGGATCGGCGGGTACTTTCGCGACTGCGAGAACTTGGTCCTGTTTTGCGATGCGCCGGCGGTGCTCCGCGTCAAGATCAATGGCGGGGCGCTGCGCTGGCGGTGCGTAATCAAGAGCGCTCATGACGGCATCCTTTCATGTTTCGCGGAGTGCGTCACGGTGCCAACCTTCCAAAGACGGACCGTGACGCAGGACCTAGAACCAAAGGAGGTTCCCGGTTTTCGTTAGGCGCCCATCAGCTTCGCGGTTTCCTCCAGGTGCGCAACGGAGAGCTTCGCGAGGAAATGGCTCTTAATCTGGTCAAGCGTCGCGTTGGCAGCTTCCGCGCCACAACGTTGCCGGAACCATCCCAGGACGGCATCCGTCGGTTGACCGCTCGCGACGGCACCGTCAATCTTCGCGTTGATGCGGGCGACTAGCGGCCCGATCTCCGGGGCCACTGCGGGGAAGCTCGGTCCGGGAGCGGCCGGGAAGCCTGCCACGCCCACGGCCCCCGTCGGTCCAAACGCAGCCTGCGGAGCTGCGCCGGGAGGCTGGATCGGTGCCGGTGCTCGCGGTGCTTCGGTGGTCTCGGCTTCGGTCTCGCCTTTCCCGCGGCGCGTGCCTTTGAGTTGCGCGACAAAGTCTCTCACTTCTTCGATGCTGGTAAATGTCAGTTCCACTTTCGGTGCTCCTGTTTGTCGATCGACGCGATGTGTATGACACTGCAACAGAGGCGCGTCAAGCCCTGTTATGCAATAATTTATGCGCCGCCGACAACGCGGTATCGCATGCTTGCATCGTTGTTCAGCATGCGCGCTAATACACCGGCTTGTTCCCATGTTGTTTTGCTGGAGTCTTTCGTCGGGTGCACGGTCAAGAAAAGTTCTCGCGTTCCTTCTTCGTGCGGGTGGCAATAGTACACACAGTCTCCTTCGGCTACATACATCGTGGTCTCCCATCGTTGGTTGGTGTCTTAAAAAGCATGCTTAAATACTCTTGTTCGTCCAGTTCTTCAACCAGGACATCTCCGCGTGCACATTCATCTGTACTGTCCGGACCTGTCCACAAACAGTCGCTTTCGGGATGGTACCAGTATCGCATGTCTTACCTCTGGTGGATCTGTCCGTTTACGTCGTAAATTCCGGCTGCGATGTATCGACCGTTCGGCGATCGTTTGAGATAAACCGAATGCGGTCCGTCTGGCAGTATTTCATAGTTCCATAGCGCTGTCGTGAATTTCGTCGTAAGTAACCAGCCACCATTCCGCTTGATCGGTGGCGATACGATAGCTTGCCAAGGATCGCTTTCGATGATTTTGTGGACGTTTACAGCTTCGTGTTCACCTCCGCGAGTCTTCAAATCTTTACCAGGCGACGTAACTGCGCTGTTGTCGAACCCGCAAAACGGGCACGTCGGGTGCAAAAATGCTGCGTATGGTTGTTCACAAGCGGCACACTGTTTTATGGTTGATTGCTGTGTACCGCAATGTGGACAACGCATGCCGTGAAAGTGCGGATCGAATTTTTCAAAGCATGCTTTACATGTCGGTGCGCTTCTGTGCAGCGTTCCGCATCCGGGGCACGTTCTGCCACTCTCCCATGTTTCCCATTCTGTGCGGCACGGCTCTGCGTCGCATATGAGCATGCGCCCAGGGGACGCCATAACTGCGTCCAGGGTGCCGTGCCGTTGTATGTTGCCGCCAAAGTCGGATACCAGGCAGTTGACCGCGTATGGCGTCGGTCGCGCACCTCGTCCCAAGCCTTGCGCATACAGGACCGCTGACTTTGTCGCTCGGCAGAATGCAAGATAGTCGATATCCGGCACATCGAATCCAGTTGTGAACATGTTGCACGAAACGAGTATAGGGACGTGCCCGGATCGGAATGCCTCAACTGACTTGTCGCGTTTCCCAAGTTCCGACCGAGAATGAACACCGAGTACCTTCATGCCGATTTTACGAAATTCCTGCTCTAATCTATCGACATGTGCGATATTGCAGCAAAACACGAGCACACGACGCCGATTCATTTTTTGCATGACATCTACAACTGTACGTGCGTGGCTCGGAGCAAGTTTCATCGCTCTGGGAGCCATTTCGTCGAGATCAAAGTCTCCGGCTGTAGTCTTCAAGCCTTCAACGTCTATGGTTTCATCCTCTCCGGCATCAACCGGTACGAGCGGTTTGACGTACCCGTCCCGCAACGCATCCAGAAATGCGTATCGGAATACTATGGGGCCAAAGGTTCGTTCAAGATCACCGCTCCCGTCCGCGCGAAATGGCGTACCTGTGAGCCCGTGAATCTTGGCGTGCGGTATCTCGTCGAACAGACAGCGATACTGTGAGGACTTGCTTGGCGGCACGCGGTGAACCTCGTCTACCAGGATGGCGACAACGTCCCGGAACAAGCGCACCCTGTTTATGATGGTGCCGATCGTCCCGACCGTTACGCGCGCAAACGCATTGGTGCCGATCGATGACGAACAAATGCCGGGGTTCAGTCCTAGCAAACGTGCCGCTGCTGCATTTTGCTTTACCAGTTCTTTGTTATGCGCAACGATCAATACGCGGCCAGCTTGGCTGTAATGCGTGGCGAGCATCCCCAACATCCCGGACTTGCCGGATGCGACGCATGCTTCGCCGACGCTGAATCGACCGTCGCTATACGACGTGAGTGCGCGTACGCATTCAATTTGATGTTTTCTTGGGACGAACATGTTAGTTAGCTACCGTGAAAAAGCATGCTTTAATGCGATGTGCTCATTACTATTTCAAGACCGCCGTGAAATGCGTCCACGATGACGATGCGGTCCAGCCGTTTCCATTGTTCGAATGGCGGTTCTCGCAAGTAGGTGAATTTTGGTGCCAGATCGTCATCTGATTTTACCATGACGAGCCCAGTCATCTCAACCGGTTCAGTACGTCGCGCTACGTGCCAGCAGGCGTTAATTGCCATTTGCGACAAATGACGCGTTTCATGTACTATTCGCAGCTCCCATGCGCAATGGGCCGGTAGCAACGCAGATGTGCGGATGACGTCCAGAGGCCAGCAACGCATGTTATTTCCCCTCATAGTACAGAATCGGCACGTTAATCGGTTTCCACACGTACCACGCATGGTTTTGCGTTCCGCCATGTTCCCCGTCGAACCACTGAATTCTGTCCACTAGGGCAATTTTGAAGGCAAAACGCGGGTTATCGGCAAATAAGTCGCGACGACTCTTGCCAAAGTCAAATATCGCCGGCATGAGCAACGCGATCCAATTGTCAGTTCGTTGCAGCGCTAACCGCGCAAATTGCGCTGCAATCCTGTTGCCTGGTCCATACGGCGGATTGGTAACTATGTCATATGGCGTCTGTGGTGACGGTACTTTCAGAAAATCCAAAATGCCATCGTGTTTTCTGTCATACTGCACTATGTCCGACGCATGTACGTTTGCACCCTCCCAACGCAATACGTCGGCGATCTTGTGGTTACCGGCTGCGGGTTCCCAGATGTTACGCCCCCGTACGGACGGGAACCGTCGCAACAGCACTCTTGTCGCCCAAGGTTCCGTTTCGTACAGATCATTCGGCTCTCGTTCGTATCCGGATGCGACAGTTGTCATGGCAGCCATAATCCCAATTCTGTCGCTTTGGCATGCACAGCCTGTACCAACTCATGCATCGTCATGGTGGGAACGTTGATTTGCGGCATGCCGATATCTTGGAATTCTACTGTCGAGCCGTCGTTATAGGTGCACAATCCTTGCGGTATTTCCTGCCCCCGGGCCGTATTTGCGACCGTACGCAATTCCGGCATGCTACTACGGACCAGGACGGCCGTATGGCCGACTGCGAATAGCATATCCGCTTGGATTGCGCGCACGGTTTCTTCTAGCGAACGTTCGCTAGCCTGCCAAGGGAAAGTCATGCCTGTGGCTCCCAAGGAAAAGCATGCTTTATGGGCGGCGCCTCCGCCGGGCTTGGCAGAGGCAGCCATGGGGGCGGGTCCAGACGGCACCGTATGCCATCCATTGCCGCTTTCCCGCAAGCACAGATACCAGTTTCTTCGTAGCTCATGCCTGCCTCCAGGGGAAAGCATGCTTTAATGAATTCTGCCGCGACTTGCGGGACGATGGCATTGCCGAGGGCGCGCAATTTACCCACTCTTGCGGGTACCCCATGAGCCAACAGACGAATTCCGGGTTTAACTGGCCTAAGTTTTCCGTCTGCACATTGGAGCCATTCAATGTTGCCTCAATCTGCTGCGAGAGCGGAATGCCCGTGTCGTGTGGACGAGGCGGTAGCACTCCCCGATGCGCATCGGTCGCTATTGGGGAAACCCAGGTTGCCGCTTCCATTGCCTGCCGTGCCAGAGGACGGCCTTTCATGCCGTATAGTTCCTCGCCCGTCTTCTGCGAGCGATCCGATCGCCAATCCCGCGCTACGGGAGTCGCCCACGTCGTTGCCTGCAAATCTCTGGCCGATTGATGCGCCGGATTCGTACTGATGCCCCTTGTGCCGTGCGGCCCTGCCATCGTATCTGGCGTCGGCCACAAACCAATAGCGGTTCCGGAGATGGAACGCACCCGCGCACGCGGCTTCGATCGGCATTGCCCCGACGATGTAACCCATGCTTTCCAAGTCACCGCGCACAAGACTGAGCCAATCAACTGCACTCGCAACTTGCTCTCCAAAGACCGTTGCAGGACCGCACTCGCGGATAAGCCGGAACCATTCGGGCCGCAGGTGCCGGTTGTCGGCAAAGCCTCGCTTCTTGCCCGCCACGGAAAATGGCTGGCACGGGCAAGAGCCTGTCCATACGTGGCGATCGTCGGGCCATCCGGCAAGGCGGAGCGCATGACTCCAGCCTCCGAGCCCGGCAAAGAAATGGCATTGCACGTAACCTTTAAGGTCATCCGGCCTAACGTCCCTGATGTCACGTTCATCCACGTCGCCCGGCGCTATGTACCCTCCAGCAATCAAATTGCGGAGCCATTGCGCAGCGTATGGTTCTATTTCATTATAGTATGTTTTCACGGATGTCTCTATAAAAAAGCATGCTTTTTAAGCTGCACATTCGATACCGAAGGCATGCCGTGGCGCCATCAGGCGCCGGTACAGCATCACAGCTTCTGCGTATTCGACGGCTTCAATTGCCGTCGCTTTGGTTTTGCGCGGGAAACGCGCAAACTGGAGGTACGCGACTTTCCGACCAGGATAGTGGATCGCAGGGACGTATCCGTTATGGGATTTGTTAAACATGGCACAGGCGATCGGGGCGGTATTCATTTTCGCTCTCCAGCGGTTCGTCGTTTCGGTGTATGTATCTGTACAGTGATTCGGAGTGGCAGTCAAGCGCTTTTCATGACTTTTCTTAAATTAATGCGGCGGCCGGTTGTCATATTTACAGCGGTCCATGCCGTTCCGTTGGTACTGAGCAGGTACGCACCGATTACATGCTGCGTCCATCCCCACCTATCGGCTTTGCCTGTTTTGTGCAAGTCGGCAAGGAATTGGAGTTCATTTTTCATGTTATCCTCCCGTCAAGCCTCCCAAGGAAATTTTTGCTGCGGATTAGATTTTTTTTTTTTCTGCGCTGTCCGCAAAATTTCGCGGCGCATACCGGGCGATAGCTGTTCAAACTGCTCTTGCGTGCCGAGAAGCGCGGCATCCGGCAAGTCAGATACGTGCGGAGTTGGTGTGCTTGACTGGTAGCTCCAGAAAGAATTCGTTTTCATGTTGTCCTCCTGTCAAACGATCTTCTCGATTTCGCCGGCGGACACTTTGAAGATTCCGCCCGAATACATCCCTGGAGTTGAAACGCGGACATCAATCAAGCCGTCGGCGCGGAAAAAATCTACCAGTCCGACAAGCTGAACGGTTTTACCGGATGGGAGCGGTTGTGCGGCAAGAATGCGAACGCGGTCTTTACGGGCGAATGTGGTGGTCATTTCTACTCTCCAGCAGTTTGTTGTCCGGCTTCATTGCTTCCCGAAGGTACGCCCGCGGTCCGGTAGGGTAGCCTAGCACAGCTCCCCATCCGAACCACAGCATAATATCCCGCTTTTCTTCAGAGGACAGCATGGCGTTAGAAACCATATTTCTCTGCACATATCGGGCCGATTCCCAATCTGATAGATTCGGCGTTGGTCAATTCCCGGCCGCAGCAAGAGCATGAACCGGTCCGGAAACCATAAGCCTTGGCCGCCGCGTCTGGGTTGGCTGCCGCCTCGATAACCTGCGCTTGGCGGTCATCACCGCATCCGCGCGTGGCGAGAAACTTGCCGGCTGTCACTTTGCCCAGGTATTCGCTTCCTTGCTTGACATATACCGAACCGGCATTTTTACCATGGTCCGGAGCACGCGAAAACATGAACGCGCCAAGGCGCAATTTTGGAGTTTTGACACCGTTCTTATGCGCTGTGGCGAAAGCAATTTCAATCTTGCTTACATCGATGGCCGGATCGTTGCGTGGCTCTGCAACATGGAAGCCGGTTCCCTTGCAAGCGAAGCAGGGACCTACCGGGCGGCCGGACCAGCCAATGAACTTTCCGCCACCACCACACTTGCGGCATTTAATTTGCTGCCACGTAGCGCCGATGCTCTCCGGAGTGGTGGGGAGATCGGGAGCCATTTCGATATCAAACAGGGACCCTAGATCGGTATCGGTGCCTAATGTGCCCATGCTAAAAGTGGCCATGTTGCGCTCTCCAGCGATTCGTCAGAGTTGTACCGGCATCCATGAAGCGGGAATTTTGCGGCTGCGGCAAAAAGAAATGCGGAACTGCCCGATAGCGAGGAAGTGAATGCCTCCGACTTTGCGGTGCGTGATATTGAACATCTGTGCTCTCCAGCGGTTTGTT